AAGACCGAAGACCTGAGAAAGTCGGGTGCCACCGCATTTCCATGGCAGGGGGCTTCAGATCAGGAAGTGAACGTGATCGGCGAGCGCATCAATACCTACGTCTCGATTTTCGACCAAGCACTGCAACGCAGTCACATCAAAGCCTTTCCCACATCGATGGCATCGATGGCACGCGCAGGTGTTGTCTCGTCATTCCTCAAGTGGATGAAGTCGTCCTACATCCCAGATTTCAAGAACCAGATGGAGCAGGGTGCAAACTACCTGCTCGAGAAGGGGCTGATGGTGACCTACGTCGGGTGGAAGCGCGAGTCTCGCACCTACCTTCAACCGATGACGCTCGATGAGATCGCCGAGCAGGCACCTGAATTAATCGAAATCATCCTCGACGAGACGAATGACGACATCGTCATCAGCATGCTGCAACAGGCATTCCCCAAGCTCTCTGACAAGCGTGCGAAGAAATGCGTCAAGGAGCTACGCACCAAGGGAGAAACGCAGATCCCGGCACCAAGGCAGAGTGTCGATTGTCCAGTTGCATACGCCTGCGCGCCCGACGGTGAGGTGATTTTCCCGTCCTACGTTTCTGACCCGCAGCGTGCGCCATGGATTTTCTGGAGGTGCTTCCTAACTGCTCAGGAGCTTGAGAAAAAAGTCACCAACGAGGGATGGGATGAGGACTGGGTGGAGAATGCCATCCAAAACCTGCGCGGCAATGACTCGATGTTCTACGACGGGGAAAAAATCAAGCGTGCGTCTTTGCTACCCATCGTTGACGAGCAGGAGCTTGTCATGGTCGTTTACGCATATCAACGTCTCATCGACGAAGAGGACGGCTCCGAGGGCATCTATTGCACCGTTTTTCACCCCAACGCAGAAGGCTACGCGAAACATGAATTGCTCAATGGCATGGATGACTACCCGTTTGTCGTCACCCGGTTGGCGAACGATCAGAAGCGCATGTATGAGACGCTATCGTTCGCAGACATCCTGCGAGGCCCGCAGATGCAGATCAAGACCGAGCGCGACTCACGCATCGACCGGGCATCGTTGGCGACACTGCCGCCGATCATGCACCCAGCCGGGCGACCACCAAGCGACTGGGGGCCGGGTCGCCGTGTGCCATACCGTCGCCTCGGAGAGATCGCATTCGGCCCGGTGCCGCAAATGGATCAAGGGTCGATGGAGATCGAGATGGCGATGAAGATTCAAGCTGATCGTGCTGTTGGTCTCGATCTCGACAACCCGCTGGCAACGATCAAACAGCAATTCTACATAAATAAATTTCTCGACCATGTTCGCGATGTCCTGACGATGGCATTCAAACTCTATCAGCGTGTCGGACCGGACGAGGTGTTTTTCCAAGTCACCGGAAATCCGAATGGTCAGATCATGTCGAAGGGGTCGCCCGACGACAATTTCTCCATCGTGGTATCATTTGATACCCAGTCGTCGGATCCTGAGGTTGCAGAGACACAACTGCGGAACATGGTGAGCTTGCTGCAATTCGACCGCAATGGCAGATTGGACACCGACAAGCTCCTTGAATTCTCCGCGCAGGCAATCAACCCAATGTTCGCCGACTACGTGCTCCAGCCCGCCGAGGAAGCACAGCAGAAGGTCATGAAGGAAGTCACCGACGACATCGCGAAAATCTACGCAGGCATCGAGGTGCCTGCCCGGCCAAACGGTGCGCAGATCGCGATGCAGATGCTTCAAGCATATGTGCAGCAACCAGACGTCGCACAGCGTGCATCGTCCGACGAGGCATTCGGTCAGCGTCTGCAGAAGTATGCCGAGCAATATCAATTCCAGATGCAGCAGATGCAGAACGCGCAGATCGGCAAGATCGGCACTGCTCCCGCTGAGATGGGAGGAATGCAAACACAAGGAATGCAACAATAACATTCATCAAATGGCTGAAAACAAGAAGAACAAAAAGAAAGGGGAGACCGCCGATGCTATGATGCGGGCGCTGAACATTTCTGATGTATCAGCCCAAGGAGTTTTGGGGTTTGAGCGTCTTCGTCGGCTTGCTCAAGGCAATGCTGCCATGGCGCAGCAGGCGGGGAATCTTGCGAAAAGCTATGCACCTAAAGCTGGGCTGATTGGCCTCGCCATTGAAGCTGGCAATACTGCTTGGTTAGCTTCCGATCCCAGCAAGCGTGCAAGAGCACAAGCGGAATACGAAAGCAATTCAAAGAAGCCTGCTTTGGAACGGGTGATTGAAGGCTATTTGAATCCATCTGACATGCTGTATGCGACAGGTAAGACGGTTTACGATACAGGGAAAACATATGAAGCAATCCAGCGCCGCGAGATGGATGCGGAAAACAATGCTTTGCTGCGAAAGATTGAAGCTCACGAATCGCAGCTTGAATTGGAACGGAAAAAGAAACTTGAAGAATTAAAATCTGCCTCTAAATCAATGCCAAAAATTGATTACAGTAAATTCAGATATTTGGATCGCAAGCTCATGCCCAGCCAGTCTGGGATTGCTGACAATGTAATGAAGGCAATTAAACTAAAACGATAAGTAATCTATGAAACAAGGACTATACGCCAACATCAATGCCAAGAAGGCCCGCATCAAAGCCGGAAGCGGGGAGAAGATGAACAAGCCCGGCAGCAAAAATGCGCCAACGGAGAAAGCCTTCAAACAGTCTGCCAAGACCGCAAAGAAGAAGTGATGGAAAAGAAGTTCAAGAAGGTCGTCACCAATCCCGACACTGGCCGGAAGAAGACCGTCAGATTTGGGCAGAAGGGTGCAACAATCTCGCCCGGCACATCAAAGGGTGACAGCTACTGCGCTCGATCTGCGAAGATCAAGGGTGACTGGAAATCTGATCCTAATAGCCCAAACAATCTCTCACGCAAGAAGTGGAAGTGCAGTGGCAGCAAATCAAGAGCGTAACGCATACATGAAAAATATCCTTGATGAGTATTTAATTGGATCAAAAAAGAGGCAATCATTGGCTCCTCAACAATCCTATCCAGTAGTTACACCTGATCCTGAGAGTTTAAAATATTTCAAAGATAACCCAGAAGTTACAGGGTGGGCATTTGGTGCTGGGATGAATGATTCGGACCCAAAGAGTCCTCGGGTTGTAATGTTGAATCCTTATTCAAAGCTCACAAAGGAGCAGCAAGGTTATGTCGTTGATAATGAAAGGATCAGGCATTACATGGATGAAAAAAATTACAACCCTGCGTTCAAACCTACCAAAGAACAATCATCCTTTTTTCATGGAACGGGATACGGAAAGCCAGAAAATGAAAAGTTTCTCAAGCAGACGTTAGTGGCAAGAATAATTACAGGCGACGAAACCGCAGGAAATATCACACCTGAACAATCAGAAGAAGCCTACAGGTTGCTTGATAAATACCAAAAGGAACGAGGTTCTCTTTCATTCATGAAGTCGCCAACTATCGCGGATTCAGTAATGTCTGCTATTAAACTTAAGAAATAACATGATAACCGAGATACCAAAACCAACATTACTTCAATCAGTCGAAGCATTGTCTGACAGAGATGAATTCAAAGTTATTGTCTCATTTATTAGAGATGAACGTGAACGATTCTTTGCCGACCTTCGCCAAGCAGTGGACTCGAATGAGGTTATGAAAATCACAGGCAGCATCTCCACACTGTCAGAGATGCTGGAAATGCTGACATCAACTCCTGAGTGATACACAGTGTGCTTGGGGATTTATTGACACATCACATCCATCCTGCGATAGAAGCGACACGCTAACGCCTAGCGAAAATGGTGATTTTATGAATAAGCAATCCGATGCCACCGCTGGGGCAGATACACCAGTGATAGATAACATGTCGTTTGAGGAACTTGTTGCTCAACGAATTGGTATGCATACCGAATCAGAAGATGATTCCGGCGATGAAGACCTCGAGGAGAACGAAGACGGCTTGATCGATGACGATCAAGAACCGGAAGCGGAAACCGAAGAGGAAGAAGAGCAGGAAGAAGAGGCTGAGGAGGAAAGCGAAGAAATTGACTTGCTCAATCTCACGACAGAGCAAATCCAAGAATTGGCTAAGAAGGGCAAGAGTCGTCTACTACACCGAGTCGGTGAGTTGACTGCTCAGAAGAAAGCCCTCGAGGAGCAATTGAAAAGTCAGTTGGAGGCCCAACCACAAGTTGAAGCTATACCTGCAGAGCAGAATCCGTTTTCAAATATTGATACGGTCGATGCCCTACAGGTGCAGGTCAAGGAGATGGAGAAGGTAGCCAAGGACACCGATCATATCTTGGACGAGCATGAAGACTACGGTTTGGATGACATCATTGTCATTGGCGACCGGGAATTCACGAAGCGTGAGATCAAGAAAGCCAACAGGAATGCCCGGGAATCACTGGCAAAGTTCATCCCAGCGCAACATGCAGAACTCGTCAAACGCGAGCAACGTGTGGCACTGGAACAACATTTGACCAATCTGATCCCACAGGAAATTCCTGAGTTTGCCAATGAGGACTCTCCTCTGGTCAAACAATTCCTCGCGATGATGGCAGACCCGCTCGTCGCACAAGTGAAACTACGTGTCCCAGATCTTGCCCCGCAACTGGCATACCTCTTGGCACACGCAGCGAAGTCGATGCAGAGAACTGCTAAGGTAGCAACTCGCGCAAAAACAGCGGAACCATCCCGGTCAAAAGTATCAGGGACTCCGTTTGGTGTTGGCGCAGCGAAGAGCACACCGAAGTCTGCAAAGAAAGTCGCTGATCAGCTAGAGCAGAAGTTTCAAAAATCTCATTCCGAATCTGACTGGATTGCCGCAAGAGTTGCACGATTGAGTTAATTCCTACTAATACCATTATGGCTATTTCCAATACATACCAACCAAACGCTCCCGCTGTAAAGTCGAGCACCGGATCCGCCGTTTCCAATCGCGAAGACCTCTCCACCGAGTTGTCCATCCTCGCGCCTGAGCAAACTCCTCTCCTCAGTCTGTGCTCGAAGGGCAAGGCAAACTCGACCTACACTGAGTGGACCGTCGATGTCTTGGCCTTACCGACCACTGCTGGTATCGCCGAAGGTGCAGACGTCACATCGTTCACCAACCAATTCTCTAACCGTGGTCGCCTCGGCAACTACGTGCAAACCTTCCGCGACGACTACCTCGTCTCGAATTTGCAACAAGCGGTTTCGAGCGTTGGCCCTGCCGATTTCGCGCAGGCCGAAGTGAAGGCGATCAAGCAGGTTAAGCGCAACGTCGAGGCCACCATCTCCGGCACGCAAGACTTCACCGTCGAGAACGGTGCAGGCACTCCCTACACCATGCGTGGACTCGGTGCTTGGATCAACAACGGCACCACTGCAATCCCTGAGAGATACCGCACACCTGCGGATTCGATCAAGGCAGGAACTCCTAGCGAAACTGATCTCAACACGATCCTCGCGTCGATCTTTGCCCAGAACGGCGAGATGAATGCGCTGACTCTCGTTGCAGGCACAGCACTTCGACGGGTGATCAGCAACTTCACTCGCTCCGATAGTGCAGTTACAGGAGAAGGCGTCTATACCGTCATGCAGGATGCAACCAGCAAAACGATTACGCTCTCCGTTAGCGTATACGACTCCGATTTCGGCATGCTAAAGATCGTCAATGCCAACCCCGCTTGCACCCTTGCTGGCACTGGC